TAGAGAGCGGAGCTTCAATTGACGAAGCAAGAGCCGCCGTATTAGAGCGCATCGGTGCAAAGCCTGTTGAAACTGTTTCTCAGGTTGATATGACTCAAGAGAAAAATATTGATTACAAGTTAACAACTGGTATTCGTGCCGCGTTAACAGGTGATTGGTCATCTAAGGAGGCTGGTTATGTTCGCGAGCTTTCACAAGAGGTTGAGAGATCAGGTGTTAAGAAGACAACTGAAAGATCTTTCTTAGTTCCTTACACTGCTTTAACTTCTAGGGCAACTTACGCGACTTCGGGCGCAACGACTGGGGGCAACCTAGTACAAACAGACCTTATGGCTGATGACTTCATCGAAGCTTTGAGAAATTCAAGCGTCATGATGTCTCTAGGTGTTAAGGCACTTCCCGGTTTAGTTGGTGACGTTGCAATTCCTAGAAGATCAGGCGTAGCAGCTACTTATTATCTTTCAAGTGAAACTACAGCAATTACACAAGCTGAAAGTACATTTGATCAGGTGACAATGACACCTAAGAACTTGGCTGCTTTAAGTAAGTATTCAAGACAGACTCTTTTACAAGCAACACCAGGAATCGAAGAGCTAATTAGAACAGACCTCACCGATGGTTTAAACACTGCCGTAGATCTTGGGATTCTTTCAGGTTCTGGCTCATCAGGTCAGCCAACAGGAATCTTAAATACAAGTGGAATCGGTTCAGTTGCTATCGGCACAAACGGCGGAGCAATCACAATTGAAACTCTTGTTGATCTTGAAGAGCAAGTCTTGATTGATAACGGCAACGTTTCAGATTCAATGGCTTATGTAACTAATGCGAAAGTATTAGCTGAGCTTAAGAAACTTCGTGCGGGTGGTTCTGCATCTGGCGACGGTTCATTCTTATTTAACACAGACATAAGCGGTATTGGACGCGGCCCAACTCCAGGCGCTGTTAATGGTTATCCTTTAGCTGTTACAAACCAAGTACCTAGCAACTTAACTAAGGGTTCTAGCTCTAGCGTTTGTTCCGCTGTTCTAATAGGTGACTTTAGCCAGTGTACGGTTGGTTTTTACGGTGCGGGGCTAGAAATAAGTGTTGGTGAGGATAGTGACGACTTCAGCAAGGCTCTTACATCTATTCGTGGAATCATTTCCTACGACGTAGCAGTAAGACACGCTGAAAGCTTCGCAGCTTGCCTAGACGTAACTACTTAATAACTTCTTTAACTGGGGGGTCTAAATGGCCCCCTTCTTTTTTTATAACAATGAAAATCTTTACTACTCGCGGTGTGATTGCTAGCGGTCAAGCTTTAGAAGCTGGCTCGGTTTATGACGTTAGTGAAAAAGATGCTTCTACATTGATTGCAATGGGAAAGGCAAGAGAAGCAACAGCAGAAGACGAAGCCCCCGCATGTCCTCCAACTCCACCCGCTGCAAAACCAAAGGCAAAGAAAGTTAAGCCAATTTTAGAAGTAGTAGAAGATGGCACTGAGTGACGACCTAACAGGATTTTTTAGTGACTTTGCTGTTAGTGCTACAGCAGGGGGAACAACTGGTGATGTGATCCTTAATCAACCCTCGTCTATTGCATTTGATGGGCAAGTTATATTCACAGATTTTGTTGCAGTTGCGAAAGTTTCTGATTTTGGTTCTTTAGTTGCTGGTGATGCTATCGCCGTTAATTCTGTCAATTATGTTGTGAGAGATAATCAAGCGGATCTAGATAACCTTACTTGTGAAATTTCACTATCTAAAGTCTGATGTCTAAAACCAAAGAAACAGAAGAAAAAGAAGTTTATACCGATCCCGATACAGGGGTTAAAACATATAAAGATGGCTCGCCTTGGGATCAATGACAACTATTAGAGAAAACATATTAGATCAAATTAAAACTGCCTTAACAGGTACAACGGGGGTTTCTTCGAGGATCTATAGAGAGCGTGTCACTCCTTTAACGAATAGGTCACAACTTCCAGCCCTTGTTATTGAGCCTCTTTCAGATACGGCTAGCCACGCTTCAACGCTTCCTAAAATTGAGTGGTCTTTGCAGGTCAGAATTGTTTGTTTAGTTAACGGCAGTGCCAGTAGTACACCGTATGAAACCGCCGACCCAACAATTGAATCACTTCACTCAAATTTAACGTCAGATTTAACGCTAAACGGGAACGCAATAGATATACAAATTCAAAGCGTAGATTTTGAGCTTATTGATGCTGATCAAGCATTAGGCGCTATTAGTTCAACGTATGAAGTCAGATATAGAACAAGTCAAACCGATCTTTCTGCATAATTAATATGTAGACGTAGCAAATAGTATTAATATAGAAGCAACATTAATTTGAGCGTTTGAGGTTTTAACGATGCCTTTACTGTCAAGGTCAAGAGGTTTGTTCAGTAAGATTGAGTCTTCTTATGGAACCTCAAGCAACCCCGGAGCTACAGACGCGGTTCTGTGTAGATCAATTGAAGTCGTCCCAATCGAATCAGAAACATTAAATCGAGATTTAATAAGAAGCTATTACGGTAATTCTGATGTCTTGTTAAGTAATACTCGCGTGTCGATCACCATTGAAACAGAATTTCAGTCAAGCGGAACGGCTGCAACTGCATCAAGGCTTGATAGTTTGATCCGTGCTTGTGGGTTTACCGTTAGTAATGTTGGCGCGAATGTGACCGGAACGGCGCAGGCTGGAAGTGCAAATTCTATTACTCTTGCTTCTGGCGCTAGTTCAACTGATGACATATACGTTGGTCACAGAATAGAAATTACAGGGGGTACTGGTGACGAACACGTGGGGCTTATAACTGGGTACAATGGCACGACGAAAGTGTGTTCTGTGGTGGCAAGTACAACCACCTTTGTTCCTGGTGCATCGTCTACTTATTCAATAGCGGCTGGCAATAAATATTCGCCCGTAAGTTCGTCGTTTGAAAGCTGTACTATTAAGTTTAATAACTCTGGTGTCCAACATTTATGCACAGGCTGTCGCGGAAGTTTTTCTATTGGGCTTTCTACTGATTCGATACCTACCATGACCTTTACCATGACAGGTTCATATAATGCCCCCACAGACACCTCACTGTCTGGGACGTATACGAATCAGGCCACACCCGTTCTCTTTAAGCAAGGTAATACAACAGCATCAACAGTTCTTGACTACACAGGCGCAAGTATTAGTTCTTTATCACTTGATTTAAATAATGAAGTTGTAAGTAGGGAACTTGTAGGAGCTACAAAAAGCGTATTAATCACAAACCGCGCTCCTAGTGGAGAGGTAGTAATTGAAGCCCCAACCATTGCAAGTAAAGATTATTTCACAATGGCAAATAACAATGTAAACGGCGTTGTCTCTTGTCTTCACGGTACGGCGGCAGGTTCTCGCGTTGGTTTAGTGATGCCTACTTGTGACATTGGAAACCCTACCTACTCCGATGATCAAGGAATACAAATGTTGACCCTACCTTTCAACATAATTCCCGGTTCATCAGGCAACGATGAAATTGCATTAGTAACTATGTAGACTTGAAAATTAAATAAAGTCCCTTAGCCTACGTATGGCTATTGTTTTTGTATGTCATTTGTTTTAAAAAGTTCTAGTTCTTACAGTTGGGAGGTTTCATTTTTTCAACCTGAAAACGGGGAAAGAAAAAAACAATCTTTTGACGCACTGTTTAAAAGGCTCCCACAAACGCGAATTAATGAAATTCAAGTTTTAGTACAAAAGCGCGTAAAAGCAATCCAAGAGGGGGAAGAGGACAAGAGCGGGATAACTGATCAATCAATTGCTGATGAGGTTTTAGTTGGTTGGGATGGAATCGAAGACGGCGAAGGCAACCCCGTACCTTTTTCAAATAAAAGTAAAAAACAAGTGTTAGAAGTTCCAATGCTTGCTAGTGCAATTATTGAGGCGTATTTCAATTCATTAGTTGAGGGCAAACAAAAAAACTAATAATGGCGGCTGAGTATTGGTGCAATGGTCCAGATAAAAACACCCTTGCAGAAGATTTGGCCGTCTTAGGTATGACTTTCGACGAAGAGATTATTTCAGAAGATTTTGAGGTGTGGCCTGAGAACTGGTTAGCTGTGAAATTCTTTTTAAAGGTTCAAACGCAATGGAGAACAGATCAAGGATATTTAATAGGGTTGGACTATAACCCCTTATTAAGGCTGATGGAATTAGGGGAAATTGAAAAACCTTTTGACTTATTGGGTGATATTCAGGTAATAGAGTCTAAAATAATAGAGTTACTAAGTGAGCGTAATAAATAAAGATGGCTCTCGATATGACAACAGCCTTAACGATTAAGGCAAACGTAAAAGGGGAGGAAGAATTAAGAGGATTACAGCAGGGTTTAAATAAATTATCGGGTCAATCAAAGAAAACAGCTACTGCAATGGATCGCTTGAAGAAAGCATCTACCGGAGCGATGGGAGCGTTAAAGGCGTTTTTACCTGTTTTAGGTGTGGCGGCTTTTGCAAAGCTAGGAAACGACGTATTACAGCTAGGCGATAAATTAGAGAAGATGTCAGGAGCTACGGGGGTTAGTGTTCCTTTATTAGATAAGTTAAGACAATCGGCGGCATTAGCAGGAACAGATTTCAAGGCGCTTCAAAGAGCGTTTCCAACTCTTGCAAAAAATATGCAAGACGCAAGCGACGGAATAGGAACCGCCAAAGATGCTTTTGACCGTCTTGGTTTCTCTGTTACTGATAGCAACGGCAACCTAAAAGATTTAGATACAGCATTTTTAGAATTAACAGATAAATTTAAAGGAATGGAAGATGGAACAATGAAGGCGGCAAACGCTGCTGAAATCTTTGGTACTGGATTAGGTCGCAAATTAATACCTTTGTTAAATCAAGGATCAGAGGCGATTGATGGATTAAGTACAGGATTTACACAATTAAGCGCGGAAAGAATGGCGGCGTTTAACGATTCAATGGCGCAGCTAGGGGAAAAATTTAGGATCGTTGCAATTCAAGTAATGGAAGCTTTATTGCCAGCGTTGCAAACATTGGTTCATATATTGGACGGTGCAGCAAAAATATTTAACGCAATCCCCGGCCCTGTAAAACAATTAGCGGTTAGTTTCGGAGTTTTAACTATTGCGGTAAAGGCTTTAGGTGTAGCGGCTGGAATTACACAAGCATCATTACAAGGAATCGCAGCAATGAAGTTAGGAGCCTTGATCGCTGGTTGGGCTGGTTCTATTGGTCCTCTTGTTGTAGCTATTAAAGGTATAGGGTTGGCAATTGCAGCAGTATTTACAGCGCCGGCGGCTCCTCTTGTTCTGGCTGGTTTGGCTGTTGCTGGTCTTGTTGCGGCTCTTATTAAATGGCGTAAAGAAATAGGTGACTTCTTTACAGGGATGATTGACGGCTTAAAAGAATGGGCTGAAGGAGTAGGAGAAAGATGGGAAGAAATCAGAGATAAGTTCAAAGAAAAGTTTGTTGAGCCTGCTATTGAGCTTGTTAAAAAATTCAAGGATGGAACTGTTAAAGCGTTTAAAGGTTTAGCCGACTTAGTAAAAGCGCCCTTCTTAGCTGTATGGAATGCGATTAAAAATGTAATGAATATGATTGTTCAAGGGATTGTGAAAAGGATTAATTCTGTCGCTGATGGCGTTAACTTTATTATTAAAAAAATCAATTCAATTGCATCAAAAATAAAAGTTCCAGCAATCCCGTTAGTTCCTACAATTTCAATTCCTAAGTTTGAAAAAGGCGGTGTAGTTCGTGGCGGCCCAACGCTTGCGATGGTAGGAGAAAAAGAAGAAGAATATATTATTCCCAAATCGAAGATGTCAGAGAGTGCGATGAATTGGCTAGCCGGCAAACGCGGCGAAGCGGTGATTCCAGCTTTTGCGTCTGGTGGTGTTGTTAATTCGGGCGGTGGATATAGCAGCGCAAATGTAAATATAAATACAGGACCAGTAATGCAAATGGAGGGGCAGAACTATGTGACTGTTTCAGATTTAGAAAACGCATTACAAACTTTTTCATCGTCAATATTCGCTAACTCTCGCAGTTATGGCGGGCGCAGATTCCAGGGGCTTAGCTAATGGCTAGAGCGCAATCACAGTATTTAAGATTTTACACAGGGGCAACAAATCATTATTTACTGCAAAGTTATTATGTTAATAGTACGATTTCCCTTGATTCTCTTAGTTGGGAGTATTTCCCTTTTAATGCTGACGGGTTGATGCAAAGTAGCGCGGCGGGTGGTAATGGTGTTTCTTTAACTGTTCCTGCCACTGAAAAGGCGGTTGATCTGTTCACTCTTGCATTATCTAGGGAATATTTAGTTCAACTTAAAATTTACGAATTTGATAGTCGTCTTTCTAATGTTGCCCCAGAAACTAGTCAAACTTTAATTGTTGATTTTATTGGAGTTATTAAAAGTATGAGCGGTGATTTTAATACGTTATCTGTTGAGCTTGGTTCTAATTTATCGCCAGTCGGGGCGCAAGTGCCTCCGCGTAAATTCACCTCTTATTTGATTGGTTCACCTATAAGAATATGACCAAATACAGACCTTCTAGGATTTCCGATCCACTCGAACTTTTACCACATCAAAGCGGGATTATTGACAACCCTGTTTCTGAAGGTGCAGCGGCTGGAAATACACAATTAGATAAGCAGCAAAGGGCGGCGGTTATTGGTGAACCTGTCCCTATTGTTTTCTGTCGTCGTACTGGTTCAGGAGCTAGCGCAATCGGTGGAGTATTAGCAGAACCTTTATGTACTGAAGGTCGTTTTGTTAATGATTCAACTACAAATGTTTTAACTCTGGATTTTATGCTCGTCTTAAGTGAAGGCGATATGAACCAATTACTTTTAAAAGATTGTTGGCAACGTAGTTGCAGGATCGGGACATGGGAGCAAACATATAATCGCCGGGCTGGTTCATTCGTTCCTCTGTATTCAATAACTACGGTGGCAAATAAGACGCCGTGGAATTTACCCACGTATGTAGGAACTAGTGGTAGGTATGAAGATATGACGACGATTCATTTTAGTAATACATATGCGGATGGAAGTAATAACGCTTTGAAGCAGGTTTTCTGCTTTGTTCGTGATGGAATGAACGTCACGCGAATATTAGATTCAACGCTAGGTCCATCAAATAATTTTATTGATTTAGCGATCTATTTATTAAAAACCCGAATACCTGATGCGTTAATTGATACAACCTCAATGACGGCGGCGGCTACATTCTTAAACGCTAATAGTTTATTTTTTAACGGTGTTTTTAATCGTAGCTCTAACCTTGAAGATTATCTAACAAGTACAGGAAATCATTTTTTACTACGTCTAAGTGAGAAGAACGGGAAGAAAACATTTAAACCAAGAGTCCCAACAAATACAGACGGAACCATAAAAGTAACGGCAATAACGCCCTCTTATAATTTCACCGAAGAACACATAATTCAAGGTTCTTTCCAAGTTTCATATAT